GCAGTTTCAAATAAATTAAGCTCACAGCTAGATCCAATGATAGGGGAATAAAAATCATCATCGCCCTCCCATTTAATTATAACTGGATTCGCTTGACCAATTAAAGGAAAAATATCGCCATCATAGTCTTTTTGTAATATCTCAGCGACTCTATAGTTCCCTTTTGTGTCTGCAAACTCTAATCTAAATTTGACTCCGTATGCCATCTATTTATTTTATTCTGCTACGATTTCTATCAGCTCTCTGTAATGCTACTACTAGATCCTGTCCATTTATTTTAAACTCACCGCCTACGTTTACATTTTGGCTACTGCCTCCCATCATTCCCTGGAGTTTGTCTAGTGGCGCAATTACCTCTGGATTTGCTTTGGCTCCTGGATACTCACCCATCAGTCCCATAGTAGGTCCAGAAACTATACCCCCATTGGCAAATTTAGGAACTGATGCGAATTGTGATTTAACAAGTCCTACCATTCCAGCTATTAAGGCTGGTAAAACTATTGGCGCTACTGGTCCAGCTAATAATGATCCAGCTGATGCTCCAGCTATAGCGTTCGCTACAGATACAGATAATGCGGCTCCTACAGCATCTAAGGCAGCTCCTAAAAAAGCTGCTGTAAATGATCCTAAAGCACCCTCACCTAATCCTAAAGATGCTACCATAGACCCGCCTAATTGTGAAAATGCACCAGCTAATTGATTAGATGTAACACTAGCCAAGTCCTCCATCCTGTTTTTAAATTCGGTAGCTCTATCTACATCTATTTGATTAAATAAATCGTTTGTTTTTAATATTTTACTATTTAATTCATCCCAGCTAGTTGAGTCTACTTGCATAGCTGAAACATCAATATCAGCGCCACCTCCAAAAGCGGCTGCTGCTCTACTGGCTAAACTAGGCTGCTCTACTGGAGTTCCTGTAGCAGCTCCACCGCCACCACCAGCTGGAGCGAAACCAGATGTAAAACTAGATATAGCGCCACCAACTTTATTTACTAAGTTTTGTATATCACTTTCTACTATATTGGATAGCGGCTCAGCCTCGTATGCTTTTTTAAATCCATCGGTAAACTCCTCAGCAACTATTTTAGATGCCTCATCCATTAGCTTACCGCCCTCAGATGCTATATTTTCTAAATTACTAAAAGCAGCCTCAGTAGCTTGCTTAAAACCCTCTTTGATTAAATCTACATCAAAAGTAAAAACGCCTGTAATTATAGTACCTAATCCTTTAAAAGCCTCCACAGAGTTTGCTACAAATCCTTTAATTATATTCCATACAGTAGAAAATGCTGTTTTAGCCACTCTATAGAATGATTTAAAATAACTTATAGTTCCCTGGATTATCATCCTAAATGCTAGAGATTCATTGTAAAGATTTATAAAATAGTTTGCTATTTTAACTAGTACTGTCTTAAAACCCTCCCATTCTTTATAAATTACTACTGCTATGGCTGTTAAACCAGCGGCTATTAATCCAACTGGAGTTAGTAAGGCTCCAAATACAGTTATAAGAGATCCAGCTATTGTTAATATTATAGGTAAAGCTGCTGCAACTGCTGCAAAAGCTAAACTCAACTCTATAGTTTTTGGCGATAGCTTAGTAATTACTCCAGCTAGTTTTTCTATCATAGGAGTAAAAGATCTCAGTAAAATAGCGCCTATATCAGTAAAAGAATTTTGTAGATTTTTTAAAGATTTATTTAATTGAAAAGATGTAGATTTTTCTAACTCAGTAAAAGCCTCTGCTGTGATTCCAGCAGTTGTATTCATTCTACTAAATATTTGTTCAGTAGATGCTAGGTTATTACCCATTAAATCTAAAACACCAGAAAGCGCTCTAGTATTAGCAAATACTTTACCTTGAGCCTCCTCGTTATCGCCAAATGTTTCGGTTAAAGTTTTTAAAGTAGAAAGTAACCCCTCCTCTTTGATTTGCTTTCTTAAACCAGCAGCTGATAAACCAAATTCAGCTAGAGTGTCTTTTGCTTGTTTACTAGGTTTTAATAGTGAGAATAAAACCCCTCTAATTTGTGTTGCTGCCATTGCGGCATCTGTACCAGTTCTAGACATTGCTGCAAACGTAGCACCTACCTCGCTAAATTGTACTCCTAATTGAGATGCAATAGGTAGCACAGTTCCCATTGATTGGGATAACGAATCGGCTGAAAGTTTACCCTCTCTAACAGCAGCAGTTAAAACATCTGTAGCCTGTGATGCTGATAAATTTTCAATACCATAAGCATTCAAAGCTGATGTAGCTAAATCAGCAACTATTTTAGTTTCACCTAATCCTATCGCTGATGCTTTTAAAGATTGCTCTAATACAGCTATAGCATCTCCGCCTCTAAGTCCAGCGGATGTAATAAAAAACAAAGCATCGGCAGCCTCTTTGGCGCTTACTCCTGTGCTTTTTGCCATCTCTACAGCGGCTTTACCCATTTGATCTACCTCATCAGATGCAATACCTACTAAGGTTTTTATCTGAGTCATTGACTTATCAAAGTCAGCAGCCATTTTAATAGCAGCTGCTCCAGCAATACCTAGAGGTAATGTTAATCTAGTTGATAAATTTTTACCTAAATCACTAGTCCTTTTACCAAATGCCTGTAATTTTCCAGATGCTGTATTTAATGCTCTTGTCAGCTTACTAGCATCCCCTACTATATTTACTTTTAATTTTTGCTCTGCCATAGTACAAAAATACTAAAAAAAAAGGCGTTACAATTTAACGCCAGCCGCTTTAGCTTTCTCTTTAAATGATTCGTAATCCTCTCTAGTGCCTTTGGGTTTTTGCGCCTTGTTAAATTTATCCTGTGGTAGTGGAAATAGTTTCTCTGGTTTTATCATATTCTGGCGCTTTTGGCAGTTTACATTGTGCAGCATAGTAGATACATATCTAATCCGCTCCCATTCCAGATTTTGTTTTATCATATAAGATTCGCCTAGCAGTTGATTTTCTCTCCAGGTGTAAATCCAAAACTTATCTGGATGTATGCCGACTTGCCCTATATAATAATCCTCTAAGTCATCCCAGGTTAGGGAGTCGGCTACTGCTTTCCCTTAGTATTAGATACAGTTTTAGCCTGGCGATCTATTCCCATATTTAGATCATTGCCTAAGATTCTAGACTCCATCATAGCTGAGATCATTTTCTCTAGCTCCTCCTGTCCTAAATCCTCTAACCAATTTCCTACCTTAAATTGATTGTAGTCTATCTCATTACCCTCCTCCTGGTCAAATGCTAGCATAGCACTATAAACCAAAGCACGAATAGCTGAAATAGAAACGCCACCAGCAAATAGGTCACCTATTTTATCTAGTGGCACCTCCATAATCTCTGTAAAGTTCGCCCAGAAATTCATACTAAAGTGCAGCGTAACATTACGCCCACCTAGCTTAGTGGTATAATACCCTCTCCTCTTGTTTGCCATTATGTAGTAACTTTATGTTATGCGTTGACCGACTTAGTGATCGCTCCTGTCAATGTAATTGAACCGCTGTAGCTTACTGGTGATTCCATCTCAGCACTCATTTCTACACTAGAAAGGAATCCCTCAGCAGTATAAACAGCATCGCCTGTAACCTCTGTACCAAAAACGCAAGTTAATTGAGTTCTAGCTAGTAAGTAGTCAGCTAATTCAATAGCATTAGCAGTATCATCATAAGCTACTAACCCATCAAAAGAAAGCTCTCCAGACATTACTCCAGCGATAACCTCCTGGAATCCACTACTGTCTTTTGTAGTAGCCTCTGGCAAGTCATTATTTAGAGTTAATGAGCAGCTAGTAGTGTGACCTAAAGCTGTGTCCTCGATCTTTAATATTAGGTTAGTTCCGTTAAATACTCCTGTTGTAGCCATTAGTTTTAAATTTTATACAAATATAGTTATTTTATTATTTATGTTTTTGTTTATACTATTGCGTTGAATCCGTATATCTTTAGTTGTTCCATTGATTTATTCTGTATATAATGCCTGTACTTCACTTGCAGTTAATACACCATCATAAAACCTTGCTTGGTCTATCCAACCTCCAAAACCAACTGATGAACCGCCGTGTCCAAAACAAGAAGTTGTGATGTATGTGTTTTCTGTTTGTGTCCCACCACCAGAAACAGACTGCAAAGTTCCCCCAGCAACTCCAAAATATAAAGTTGCTGAAACAGTTTGTGTGTTTCCTGTTCCTCCCGTTCTTTCTGCAGTTGAACAAACAAAAACAATATCACTTGTTCCAAAAGTAGTTCCGCTTGAAATTGGATTACTTCCTGGACCTGTAAATATCTGATTATTACTACCAAATTCAATACTTAACCAAGGACATTTTTCATTATAAAGAATTATATTTCTCCTATTTATTGAACTTGATTTAAACCATAAAGCTACTGACCCTGTCGTAAAATTACTTCTTGTCATTGCAGTCCATATATCCCCATAAAAAGTAGACGTTTCAGAAGCCGTATCACCATTTGAAAAAGTTATTGCATTGCTAAACCTCCCTGATTGATAACTTGTACTAGATTTTTGTAGCGTTCCTAAAGTTCCTCCTGTTGAAGCTAAAGTGTTATTAAACGTATAGTTTGCAAGTAATGTTGCTGGAGCCGCTGCAGTAGCTTTAGGAAATGTTTTTTTGCTTAACGCCATTTAGTCAAGGTTTGGTAGTTCGTACTGCGCTACATTTGCTTTAGTTGTTAGAGCGTTTATTTCGGCTTCTTTTGCCTCACAATCGCTTCTCAATGCTGTTCTGGTATCTAATACATCCTGTGGTGCAGAAGTACCCTCCTGCGCTCTTATAATGTACCAATCCGTTTCTGCAAGTTTTCTATTATATAAACTTTTTAGGTTTTCTATTTTAGAGGCTTTCATTTCAGCTACTGTCTGGCTAAATGTTTTGTCAATTACAGGGTAAGTGAAAACACTATTTTCAGCATCCCATTCTAAATCGCCTAAATATTGTATGGCGGAATTGTACTCTGGAGTAACTACATCATAAAAGCCATACTCTTGGAGTTCTGTATCTGATAGATGATTAAATCCACCCATAATATTACCCCAGCTTTTAGGTACTTTTGTAAATCTTTTTATTGCGCCATCTATTTGTATTGCTTTCATATTAGGATGCTATTTGTGAGATTTGATACCAGGCTGCGCTGGTCGAAATGAATTTAAACTCTATAAGGTTTTTAGTTGCAGAAGTGTCATCATAATCACCAGCAATTTTATTAAATGTACCAGCTGATCCATTAATATTTTGTAATGTTAATGTATATGATCCTCCTCCGCCTGTGACCTCTAAAGTAACCACATCGCCAATCTTTACATTTGTGAAATCAATAGTTGCAGAATGTCCAGCAGTCCAGGTAAAAATATTTGCGCTGGATGAGTCAATAGTTATAGATGCTCCAGAAGTAACAGCACTTGCAGCTGTATATCTATCCTCTAAAACATCGTGTGTTACTTTAGTTAGTGCCATTTTTTATTTTTTTTACAAAGTTACTAAATCCCAATTTGTTGTTTCCTCATTCCAGGTGTATTGCTGTCCATCATCTGGATATTCTACAGGAGCCTCCCATAAACAGCTAGTTTCATTAAGTGTCCAGCTATCAAATGGTTTTGGCGGAATAAAAGCATCTCGGCTATGATCATAGGTATAGCCTACTCCAGCATAGTTTTTTCTAAATGCTTTTGATTGATCCGCACTAGGCTCATTAGTATCTGGATCATAATGAACTCCGCCTCTAGTATTATAAGAGGTACGCTTACATAACTGTCCAAACATATGCTGATAAACTAACTCTATATTAGTATCGGTTTCATCCTCATTTTTGCCTGTGCAAACTTTAGTGACTATGTTTTGATAGTTTAGTAATGCGTAATGTGCCATTTTATTTATTATTAATTTTTACCATATTAGCTAAATTGAATTGTACCATCACCTCCAGTGAATACTGTTACTTTATCCGTTCCCTCTATATAAGTGTTAAAGGTTAATACAGTTGGTGAAGTTGTTTCTGTTATTGTGTAAGCATCTGGGTAGCGCACTATTACTACTCCAGAGCCGCCATTTCCACCTGAATAACCTATAACGCTAGAACCACCACCGCCTCCCGTATTAGGAGCAGAATTAGGCGCATTTATATTCGAATTAACAGCGTCACCTCCGCCACCTAAACCGCCAGTACCAGCAGTATGACCAGTAGCATAAACAGAGCCACCACCACCACCAGAGTAATAAACATCTGATCCAGATACCTCTCCTACTGATTCGGTTGCGGCATTTGTAGTATTTAAAATATTAACAGCTAATCCAGCACCGCCATTACCAGCTACATTAACTCCTGTAGCATTACCACCAACTGCCCCAGCGCCTCCACCTCCACCAGCTGGAAAATTAGCAGAATTAAAACCTCCATTACCACCACCAGCATAACCTTGAGTTACAGGTGTGGTTACAGCTGTTCCACCAAAAGTAGTACTACCAGAACCATCTGTAGATGCACCTCCCCCTCCAGATCCACCAGCTAAACCGTTATTATTACCATTTGCATTGCCTCTACCACCACCTCCACCACCACCAGTAGAAATTATCTCACTACCTATAATCCCAAATTTACTATTATTACCATTATTACCTATGGTGCTTGTAGCTGGTGCAGCACCGCCAGGACCTACAGTAACAGTATAATTTAAAGCAGTTGTCAAACTTAAAGATGATTCTGTATGACCATTTAAAGATGATGAATTTGTATAAGAAGTTCTTAAACCTCCAGCGCCTCCACCACCACCAGAATATGCTCCAGCAGTTCCACTACCACCTCCAGCAACTACTAAGTAATCAACTGTTAAAGG